GCTTCAACAGCAACAACACAAGCAGCATCTGATAATAGTACTAAACTAGCTACAACAGCTTATGTTACTACAGCAATTGCTAATTTAAATGATAGTGCGCCAACTGCGTTAAATACTTTAAATGAATTAGCAGCAGCTCTTGGAGACGATGCAAACTTCTCAGCTACAATTACAACAGCATTAGGAACTAAATTACCACTTGCCGGTGGTACATTAACTGGCAATCTAGCACACGCTTCAGACCTCACACTAGATCTTGGTGGAGATTTAATTGTTGATGTTGATGGTGATAACGTTTGGTTTGATGCTGCTGGAACAAGATTCTTTTCAATTTCTCAAGTTTCTTCTGATGTTTATATTGGTACAGAACAAAATGATAAAGATTTAATTTTTAGAGGTAAGGACGGAAGTTCAACTATTACAGCTCTTACTCTTGATATGTCAGAAGCCGGTTTTGCTACATTTAATGATGGTGGTGTATTTGGTGGAACAGGTGCTTTAAGAATTCCACAAGGTACAACAGGCCAAAGACCAACGGCAGCAACAGGACAATTGAGATGGAATACAACTGATGGTGCTTTAGAAGTTTATAACGGTTCAGCTTGGACAGCAGTTGGAACAGGTTCTTCTAATAAAATATTAGATACATTCACTGGTAACGGTTCAACTACAGCATTTACATTAAGTGTCACACCAGCAAACGAAGATGCGTTGATGGTATTTATTGATGGTGTTTATCAGGAAAAGGGTGATTATGTTTTAAACAGTGCAGTATTAACTTTAGATACAGCACCAGCTTCTGGTGAAAAGATTGCATGTCATATTACAACAGCTACAGTACATGATGGAACCTCTGCAACAAATCAACAATTTACAGCTACCGCAGGACAAACAGCATTTACATTAAGTGCAGATCCTAAATCAGAAAACAATACACAAGTTTATATTAACGGTGTATATCAACAAAAGACAGATTACGCAGTAAGCGGGACAACTCTGACTTTTGATACAGGCTTAACAGTTGGTGATGTCGTCGAAGTCAATGCATTCACAGTAGCTACATTAGGAAATACTGATACAGTCACAGAAGGTACAAGCAACTTATATCATACAACAGCAAGAGCTAGAGCAGCTATAAGCGTAAGCGGTAATGCATTAGCATATAATAGTTCAACCGGTGTTATAACATCGGCTTATGAAGAAACCCCAACATTTACTGGAACCGTTACAGCACCATTAGTCGATGCGGCTATTTTAGACGGTGAAAACTTTAAAATAAACGGTGGACAAGGTTCAGACGGTCAAGTAATAACTTCTACAGGAAGTGGAGTTGCTTGGGAAGATGTACCTTCAGATATGGTTGTATCAAGTACTGCACCAAGCAGTCCATCGGAAGGAGATATGTGGTTTAATTCTTCCGGATCAACAGTAAGCACTATTGAAACTAAAACACCCGCTATTTATACTGGAACAAAGTGGGCACCGATGACAACAAAATTTTCTGCTACAGGCGGAACAGTCACAACCTCTGGAAGTTATACCGTTCACACATTTACATCTTCCGGAACATTTCAAGCAAGCGGAAACGGTGAAGTAGAATATTTAGTTATTGCTGGTGGTGGTTCTGGTGGTGCTCAGCACGGCGGAGGTGGTGGAGCAGGTGGTTATAGGACCGCAACAAATTTTTCAGTTTCTACCGGGGCTTATACTGTCACAGTTGGTGCTGGTGGTGCTGCTGTAGCTGGTAATGCTAGTCCAAACAATGGTAATAGTGGATCGAATTCCGTATTCGGTAGTATCACATCTCTTGGTGGTGGTTGGGGTCAAGGTTGGACAACTGGCGGTACTTCTGGTGGTGGTTCTGGTGGTTCTGGAGGTGGTGCTTCACTAAATGGTTCTGGTGGTGCTGGTACTTCTGGTCAAGGTTATGCTGGTGGTAGTTCAAGTGGTTCGTCAACATTCCCTAACGGTGGTGGTGGCGGTGGAGGTTCATCTAGTGTAGGTGAAAATTCAACAAATTTAAGTAGAGCTGGTAATGGTGGTAGTGGTACGGCATCTAGTATAAATGGAAGTTCAGTCACTCGTGCAGGTGGCGGTGGTGGTGGTAGTCACAATCCACACGCAATAGGAACTGGAGGTTCAGGCGGTGGCGGAAACGGAGGACTAGGTAATACCGGTGTAGGAGTTAATGCAACTGTCAACACTGGTTCAGGTGGAGGTGGTTCAGGTGCAAATACTGCCATCTCTGGAGCTGGGGCATCAGGAATAGTTATAGTGAGGTATTTAACGTAATGAGTCATTTTGCAAAAGTAAAAGATAATATTGTAACAGAAGTAATAGTAGCTGAAGCTGAGTTTTTCGATACATTCGTTGACGAGACACCCGGTGAGTGGATTCAAACTTCATATAACACGATAGGTGGACAACATCTGTTGGGTGGAACACCTTTAAGAAAAAACTATGCTGGTGTAGGATTTACATATGATGCTACAAGAGATGCATTTATTCCACCAAAAGAATTTGATTCTTGGACACTAAACGAAAGTACTTGCTTATGGGAACCTCCATCTGCATATCCAAGCGATGGAAAAGACTATCGTTGGAACGAAACAACAAAAGCATGGGATGAGGTAACATAATATGGCATTAACAAAAGTAAAAGCAAGTAATATAGTATTAACAACTGCTGCAGCAAGTAGTAATGACACTACTCCTGCCACAACGCAATATGTAACTACTGCACTCGCAAATTTAGCGGATAGTGCACCAAGTACATTAAACACTCTGAATGAATTAGCTGCTGCTTTAGGCGATGATGCTAACTTCTCTACAACCGTCACAAATAGTATTGCTGCTAAACTACCGTTAGCTGGTGGTACAATGACTGGGAACTTAACAGTTAATGCTATTGTAGATGCTGATAATTATACAATTAATGGCGGACAAGGTTCTGATGGACAAGTATTAACTTCAACAGGAAGTGGAGTAGCTTGGGAAACTCCAAGTGGTTTTAATGCAGATGCTGCTCATGTATTCAATGAGAGTGGTAACGATGTAGATTTTCGTGTTGAATCAAACGATTCAGCAAATATGTTAGTTGTAGATGGTGGAAATAACAAAGTTCTTATTCAAGCTAATAATACTGCAAGCGTTACTAACTCTGCTACAGCACTCGCAGCTCGTACTTTAGAAGTTAATGGTAATGGAAGTGAAGGTTCAGACAATTTAAGTTTCTTCTCTATGGCAGATGGCACAGGTAATTATGGAATGGAAGTTTCTAATTCAGCTCATACTGCACAATATGACTTACTAATAAATCCAATAATGGGTGGTAGTGTTGCTATCGGAAATAATCTACCAGGAACTAATCATTCAAAGGCTAACAAGCTTGTAGTTGGTTCAGGTTCTGCATGTGGTATGGCAATATATAATGGAACTAACGAAGGTTGGTATGCTTTTTCGAGAGACAATGCTGCTAATACCGATGCATATGATGGTGGAATAAGCTACGATGGAAGTAGAAACTTAAAATTCCACACTAATGCCGGAGCTACTAGAATGACGATTAATGGCCATGGAATCGTTGGAGTTGGAACTACTGACTTCACTAATATGGGTTCCTCATCTTACAAAGGATTAAAAGTAGGCGGTGCTGTCATACAAGATAGTGGTGGAGGAAACGGAAGTGCTACATGGATAGGTAATAATGCTTATGTTGGTGGTAGTAATGATTTTTACTACGATGCCGGTGGTAATTGTAGTGGTATTCAAATGACATCGGGAGATATAAACTTCTACACCTTTGACGGTGGTGGTGGTTCAGCAGATGCACAATGGAGTCCTACTTCAAGATTGCACATTAAAGAGAATGGAATGATTGGTATTAATACCACTGCTCCAGGAGCATATTTAACTATTAAAGGTGGATCAGATAATCAATTACAATTAGATAGTAATTCTACATCAGCAAATACTGGTATCTTCTTCATGGAAAATGGCAATAATAAAGGTGAGTTATATTGGAGAGGAGCATCTGACGATTTTAGATACTACAATTATGACAGAAGCCATGAGCAATGGGTGATGACTGCAGGCGGTAAGCATGAATTTTATGGTAAACATCAAGGCGATGCAGTAGGACATTTTCTATTCACTAATAATGGACTTGGAGATGCTGGAAGTACAAACTGTTCTTTAGTAGTACAAAATGGTGGAACCTTTATTCAAGTTATGGGTTGGACTACTCTTGGTGCTAGAATAGGTACAAGAACCGGTGGGTGGGACTCTAACTCTGGTGGTGATGTATATTTTACAAGACAAGATGCAACATCAATAAAACTAGCTAGCTCAGGTCCGCAACTTTCAAATGGTACAGCTATTAGTTCAGATAGAAGATTAAAAGAAAATATTAGCGATATTTCTAATGGTCAATTAGCTAAAATCAATGCGCTTACTCCGAGAAACTTTACTTGGAGAGACCCAAGAAAACCAGGATGGCATGAAGGGTTTATTGCACAGGAAGTAGAAGCAGTAATACCAGAAGCAGTATATGAAGATAATTGGGCACCAGATCCTGATGATATTTCAAGAGATTTTGATGGCGATATAAAACTAATTAAACACGAAGTTATAACTGCAAGATTAATAAAAGCAGTACAAGAATTAAGTGCTGAACTAGATGCAGCAAAAGCTAGAATAGCAACACTAGAAGGATAACTAGATATAAATAGGAATAACATATGAGCAATACAACAGTACCAGCAAGATTACTTTCGTCAACCACACTTACAGTAGTGGGAAGGTCGGCGGCTGTAAATATAACTTTAACAAATGGAAATGTAGCTGTTATAGCACGCTCAGGAACAGTAAACGTAGGGGTAACATAAAATGGCAAATAGAATACCATTAATAGTCGATTCTAGTTCGAATCAAATAAAAGAATTGCCATCTGGTGATAGTCTTATACTATCTGATAGTGAAAAGGTAATATTAGGAACAGGATCAGATTTACAAATCTTTCATGATGGAAATAGTAAAATATCTGATACAAACTCAGCTTCGGATTTATTAATACAGTCAAATAATATTGTATTAGAAAAAACAGATGGTGAAAATATGATTCATTGTGCAGGTGATGGCGCAGTTCAGATATATCATAATAACCTAGCAAAAATAGCCACAACAGCAACTGGAGCATCGGTTACTGGTTTATTAACAGCATCAACATCAGCAAATATATCACAGGTTGCTTTAACATCAGGCTCAAGTGTAACGTGGGACGCAAGAGCAGCAGCAAACGCATTTCTATTATTAGGACATAATGTCACTTTTGCTGCTCCAAGTAATGCAGTAGAAGGAGCTATCATTTCAGTAGAGATTGCACAACCAGACGCAACAGCTTCTGGCCCACATACTGTTGCATGGAATACAGTATTTGAATTTGCAGCAAGCACAGCTCCTACTATGACAGCAACAGGACTAAAAACAGATATATTCTCATTTAGATATAACGGATCTGTCTGGCAAGAAATAGGAAGAGTGCAGAATTTAGCACAAACATAATATGGCATTTACAGACAGATTACATAACAGAGGAAGTATTTCGGGATATGATATTGATAACTCTTGCAAATTTGAATACGACAATGCGGAGTGGTTAACTCGAACACCAAGTGCAAACGGAAATAGACAACAATTTACTATAAGCTTATGGTGTAAAAGAAACGAAATAGGTAGCACGTATATGACTCTTGCTGGTGCCCAACCATCAAGTGGTTATTCAAATGCTAATACATTTCAATTCTGTTTTCTTCCTAATGGTAAGATTGGTGTAGGATTACAAACTTACTGGGTACTACAATCGAAGAGAGTATTTAGAGATACCGCAGCCTGGTACCATATTGTCGTAAGAGTAGATACAACTCAGGCCTCAGCAAGCAATCGAGTGAGAATTTATATTAATGGTGAAGAAGAAACTGATTGGACCACAGACGCTAGATCAAGCGTAGCTCAAAACGATCATTTGGGATGGAATCACGTTACTCGTCACCAAATAGGAACACTTATTGCAAATAGTTGGAAGTTTTCAGGTTATATAGCAGAATTCCATAATATAGATGGACAATCATTACCCCCAACAGCATTTGGTAAATTTAATCTTGATGGTATGTGGGAAGCTAAACAAACTAGTGCAGGATCTTATGGTACTAATGGGTTTTATTTAGACTTTGAAAACGCTTCAAATTTAGGTGAAGATCAAAGTGGGAATAATCATGACTGGACTTTAAATAATCTAGCTGCTGCAGACCAGGCAATAGATAGTCCTACAAATAATTTTTGTGTTTTAAATAATAATGCTAAAACAAACGGAAATATAATAGCAGAACAAGGTGGTACTTATGTTGATGCAGATGGTGGCTCAGGTTGGGTAAGTATCCTAGCAACTCATGGTGTTTCATCCGGTAAATGGTATTGGGAAGGTTGGTTTGAAAATAATAGTGATGCAAGATATGTTATGTGGGGAATATCTGCGGCAAATGATCCGTGGATTCCACATCGCTCAGGTGGATATTATTTAGGTAATGTTTCAACCGGCGGTTCTATTGGGTGGTATGGTGTAAATAGTAGTATATATAACGGTTCAGGAACTTGGTACGGAATGAATTATAGCGCAAAACTTATGTTTGCTTTAGATTGTGATAATGGAAAACTATACTACGGTGCTGATGGAACATGGGGAAATAGTTCTAATCCAGCAACAAATACAAATGGCATAAATTATATTAGTGCTATGAGTGGTATTAACCCAGCAGATGAATTTATACTTCCAGCACTATCAGTTTATCAAGGAAATAGAGCAAGAATTAATTTTGGCGGACATACCCCACAGGGTGGAGGTTATAGTATTTCAAGTGCAGCATCAGACGATAATGGATATGGTATTTTTGAATATGCCCCGCCGTCGGGATATTATGCAATATGTACTAAAAATATAGCGGAGTACGGATAATGGCTTATACAACAATTGACGATCCTTCAGCACACTTTCAGGCTATTGAATATAATGGAAGTGGGGGTTTAAACTTACCTCATAATATAACTAACCCAGGTAATAGTAATTTACAACCAGATTTTGTGTGGATAAAAGATAGAGAATCTGGATATAGCCATGCTATTTTTGATTCTAGTAGAGGTCAAAATAAACTTTTGTATCCTGATGTTAGTAATACTGAAGTTACTACAGGGGCAAATAATGATTTTCTTTCGTTTAATACTAATGGATTTAGTGTAGGTGCACCTAGTGATGCAAACTCTACGAATGGAGGAACAACACGTAAAGCGGCTTGGCAATGGAAAGCTAACGGTGGAACTACAAGTTCAAACACCGATGGAGATATAACAAGTACAGTACAAGTAAATCAAGAGGCAGGTTTTAGTATTATCTTAGATGGACCACATGGAAATACTAATACAAGAGCAATAGGTCATGGACTAGGAGCAACGCCTGGTTTAATTATTCGAAGAGCAAGAAATAGAGGAGAGAACTGGAATACAGTTCCTGCTTGGGCTAAACGACCAACACTCCCAGGAGGATTTTGGGGATTAGATACTACTTCAGCATATAACGATACAGGTACTACAGGGGTAACGGCAGTTAGCAGTACAACATTTACTGTTGCATCAGATTATTCTGTTAATGGTAATTATAATTATGTGACGTATTGTTGGGCACCAATAAAAGGATTTAGTAAATTTGGAAACTATTGGGGTAATGGAAGCACAGATGGACCAAACGTTTATTGTGGATTTCAACCAGCTTTTATTATAATAAAAAGAATTGCAACTAGTAGTTATTCAGGTTGGTCTGCTTATGATAGTGCGGCTAGAGGAAATGGTAATACAAATTTAGCTCAAAATCTGCAATTACATGCTGAATACGCAGAAGGTAAAAGAGGTCAAGGTTCTGATATTGGTACAGGTGTAACTTGTGTAATTGATATTAATTCATCAGGATTTAAAATAAGAGATAGTGGTTCGGATGAAATAAACGATCCATCAGATGAATATGTATTTTTTGCATGGGCAGAACATCCATTTGTTTCATCATCAGGTATACCAACTACGGCTAGGTAATGTATAAATAGAACATATAAGAGGAAATTAAAATGTGGGCATATGTAACAAGTGGTTCAGTACAAGAAATTTATACTAGACCAAAAGCAATTAAAATAGGGGATAAGCAATATCCTCAGAATATATTTGAACTATGGTCAACCAGTGAGTTGCAATCCATAGGTATATATCCTGTCACGATTGATAATACTAATTTAAAAAATAAAGAGTATTATAATAACACTAATATCACTTATACTGTTGATGGTACAACCGTAAAAGGCGAATATGGAACAGCTACTGCATTACCATTAACTGATGTATTATTTACAGCACAAGATGAAACAGACGGTTTAGGAACAGAAGGAGAAGTAAAACAATACGGTTTAAAGGGGCAACATAAATCTAAGGTAAACGGTAAAGCTGGAGTCTTACTTGGAGAAACAGATTGGTATACACTAAGAGCAGCAGATGGTGGTACAGCAGTACCAAGTAATATAGCAACTTATAGAGCAGCAATAAGAACAAAAGCAAACACACATACAACAGCAATTGATAATGCAGCAGATGTAGATGCATTAGCAGCTTTAGTATATGATTGGCCAACACTAGGAAGTTAATCAATGGCAACAAAGATAACAACAAGAGTATTAGCAGATGATGCAGTTACTGATGCAAAGATAGCAGATGTAACTTTAACTACTGCTACTCAATCTGCGTCTGACAATACTACAAAGATAGCTACCACGGCTTATGTAACAACCGCTATTGCAAACTTAGCTGATTCAGCACCTTCCACATTAAATACACTTAACGAATTAGCCGCGGCTTTAGGCGATGATGCAAACTATGCAACAACAACGACTAATGCTATAGCAACAAAACTACCTCTCGCTGGTGGTACATTAAGTGGTGCAGTAATACTAGGTACATCTGCAGCACAGGGAAATCAAACTTCTCCTGCTTTAAGATTTGGACCAAGTACTTATAGATTAGGTATGTATACAGATTCTGAAGGAGCATTTATAGAAAATAAGAATGGCGATGATGGTATAAACTTCCTTGTTAAAACTGCTGGTCAAGCCATGAGAATTGATGGCGGAACAGGAAATGTTGGAATAGGAACTGTGGATCCAAGCGATCCTTTAGTTGTACAATCTTCGGGTTCTATAGGTGGAGGGTCCACTAACGCTAATTCTTATTTTACTATAACAGATGGAACATACAATTTATTACACGACCCAAATGAAATATTTAGTGATATTAACGGAACTTTTCATATTGGTGCAAATCATTCAAATGGGGCATTAAGATTCCATACAGGTGGCACTGCCTCCAGAATGGATATTTTATCTGATGGTAAGGTTGGTATAGGAATTTCTCCTAGTGCACAATTACATGTGAAGGGTGTTGGTGTTTTATTTGATAGTGATAGTTACAATATATTAGAAGTAAGAACAGATGCAAATGATGATGGTTCAAGTGATGACGGTATAATAAAGATTACAAATAGCTCTTCAAGTACAACAAAGGGTGAACTTAGGTGGGACGAAAGTGAAAATAAAGTTCACTTAGCTTATGGTGATCATGGAAGAAGTTTAGTTATTGATAGCTCACATAATGTTGGAGTTGGTACAAGCAATAATTCTCTTGATTCAAGATTTAATGTAAGAGCAGATAATAATTCAGCTGGAGATCTATATACTCAGATTGGTCCAGGTAATGCTCCAGGTATAACAATACAAAATGGTGGAACAACAGATTCTAATCATGCTACAATATTCTTTAAAAACGATAGTGGACATAGAGCTCATATTGGAGCTAAGTTTGTAAATCATTCAACCGAAGAAACTAATTTAACTTTTGGCACAACAGATTCTTCAGGTAATGCAAGAGAAAGATTGCATTTAGTGACGAATTACAGAGGTGGTGCAGATTTTATTGGACGCGAAGGTCCGAATGCTACTTCTTCTACTGCTGGTGATAATTGGCAGTTAGTAGCAGATAGAGCAATGGAAGTTATACAAGATGATGGTAATGCAAGCAATTGGATAACAATGAAAACCTTTACTTTAGGTGCAAATTGTACATCTCTATCTATTAAATGGGCTGCGAAAAACTCGTCTGGTACTTATTATTGGGCATGGAGAATTACACGTAATGGTACAGTTATGAGTATGGTAAATCACGGTGGTGGTAATGCTCAGAAATCTTTCTCCTACGGTTTAGCTTCAGGTGAATCATCTTCAGTACACGCATTTAGAAGTTATGATGTAGATGTTGGTGAAGCTTACGCAGGCGATGTAATAAAATTAGAAATGATTAACGCAACTGGTGGAGGAACACCTGTAGCAGGAACACAATATCTTTACTGTAAACAATTTCTTGTAACATCCCTTGATAAAGGTAAGATGTATAATGGAGATCGTGGAACTATAAGAAGGCCGATGATTTATGGTGCAACTCAACATGTTCAATATAATGGTAACGAATACGATTTAGGAAGTTTTGAATTTCCATTTAGAATGGATTCGGGGACACATAATGTAGTAGAGCTGGCAGAATTTGAAACAGGAACTGTTGCAAATGCAACAATGCAGTATGTTGGATTATATGGTTATGCTGGTAGAAATATGGGTCAAGGAATGGCAATGGCTTCAACTCGTAGAAGGTCAAATAATACAGATTGGGAAGATATAGATGGAGCAACTGTCCATTCTGCGAATGGATCAAATGGTGGTATTACTCATCCAGATTTTTATTGGGCCGATGGAGTATTAAAAGTAGGAGTTAGTGCATCTCTTCAAATAACAGGAAGAATTAGAGTTACGTGGAGACAAGCCACAATACAACGACATTGGAATATATAGGAATTATAAATGGCATATTCAAAAGGTAGAAGATTAGCAGATTTAGTATCATCAACCGGTGAGGTTTCAACTTTCACTGATGCATCGATTGTACCTGCTGATTTACATGCTACACTAGATTTAACAGGTAAAACAATTACAGTAGCTACAGCTTCTGCAAGTGATAACGATACGACAGTCGCAAGTACTGCATTCGTACAACAAGAAATTGCTTCATTAGTTGATTCAGCTCCTGGTACACTCAACACATTAAATGAATTAGCTGCGGCTTTAGGCGATGATGCTAACTATGCAACTACTACTACCGCAGCTATAGCAGCAAAACTACCGTTAGCGGGTGGAACATTAACTGGAGCAGTGACAGGAACAAGTTTCACAGCACCTACTGGATTTTTAGGTGGCTCAAATGGTGGTATAAGAATTCACTCAGGTGGAACTAAGTTTTTTAATATAACAGCAGCCAATGCAGCCAGAGATAATATCATGGATATTGGTGCTTCTGATGCAAGGTTTAAAGATCTTTATTTAGGTGGAAATACCCAAATTGCTGGTAATCTAGATGTAGTAGGTCAAATAGGAGCATATAATAATCCAGGTTCATCTTGGGGAACAATGGGTCTTAGAGCAGCAGATTATACATTTAAAAATGCTGGTGGTACTGTAAAAGTTGCTATTGATTCCACGGGAAGATTATTAATTGGAGCAGACTCGGGTGATGGCTTTAATGATGATTCTATGCTTAGATTACAAAGAACAGGTGATAGAGTATTTCAACAATTTAAATGTGATGCAGACCAAAATGTTCAAATACTATTTGGTGATGTAGATGATGATGTTGAATGTTCAATTCAATACCATCCTTCTGATAAGGATTTAAGATTTACTACAGGTAATAATGCTGAAGCTTTACGTATTGATGGAAGTCAAAGAGTTTTAATAGGAGGATCATTCTCATCAATTACTCCTGAGGAAGGAGGAACTAATGCTGGGCTAGAAGTTGTTGGTTCATCATCAGGAAGATATAACGCTTTAAGATTATCGAACGCATATACTGTATCTACAGGAACAGCTTCAACAGGGATAGTCTTTGGTGCACATACTAATGGCGCAAGAGATAATGCCCTTATTGAAGTACAAAACACTGCTAATGGCGGTGATAATATAGAATTTCAGATTCACGTAAGAGATAACGCGAATAATTTAAAAAAACGTATGGCAATTAATTGGCAAGGTAATATACATTCCAATTATGATAATGCTAATGTTCAACATTATTATGGTAGTCAAGGTGGATTTATGGGTGGTAATTCCTCTCATAATATAAGAGCAGCAGGTACCCTGTTTATGTTAAACGCTGGTGGTGGTAGCAGTCAAATTGTACTTGAAATAAATGGTTCTAATAGGGGTTCAGTTAGCTCAAGTTCAAGTTCTGGTGTTTTCTCAGACAGAGACATGAAAGAGAATATACAAGATATAGAAATAGGGTTAAGTGAAGTATTACAACTAAGACCAAGAAGATTTAAATATAAGACTGGGGCTCATGAAACATACGGGTTCATAGCTCAAGAAGTAGAAACAGCAGTACCTCTTTCTGTTGATGAAATAGAATTACCTGAAGCTGATCCAGAAGCAAATAAAACAACTTTAAAAACATTAGATACAACTTCTTTAATTGCTGCTTTGGTAAAATCAGTACAAGAACTAGAAGCTAGAATAGCTACATTAGAAGGATAAATAGTAGTATGGCAATATCATATCCAATATCTTTAGTCGCAATTAACGCAGAAAATACTGCAGTAAATTCTGGGAGTTTAACTACGCTTTCACAAAATGCTATTGAAGGCCTTTCTACGCTAAATGAATCTCCTTATGCAATGAGTGAGTTTAATAATTATTCTCATGCATTTACTAGTACGTATAATAATGCAACACAAGGTGGTCAAGCAAAGGGTGGTGGAAACGTCAGAAATAGCGCAACTCCTAATACTTCAGATTGGCCTGTAGGATTTGACGGATCTGATTGGGAGGCTTATCACTTTATAACTAATCCTGGTCAGGGTGGTATAATTCTACAATTTAGGAGGAGTGGTAATCATACCTCAGGAAATACTATAGCGCTTGGATGGACATCAATCACCTCTTCTGGTACTAACTCTTGGACTATAAATCGTTCAAGTATGTCGTATAGCGCAACTTTTAGTAATAACATAACTTATGTGCTCTTTACAATCACAAGCGGCAGTTATATAGCTGCATCTGGAAGCGGAACTTATACTTTAAATGTTTAGGAAATAATATGGCAAAACTATTAACAGAAATAAATAATATACTAAGTGCACCAGAATTAGTGCGTGAAGCTGCTAAAGAAGAAGAATATTATACAAAAAATAATCATCCAGAAATTGTAGGTGAAATGGTATGTTCTATAAGTAGAGATGTGTCAAAAGATGTTGGTCCTTTAGGTTTAGGATCTCAAGAAATAGTTAATGCTTTTCAAAAAGAAACTAATAAATCTGTTTTAAGTTATAAAACGTATTTGCAATACAACACTTCTTCATCAGATACGCCATATGTGCATACTGATCAATTTTTAACTTTGAATAATGAATGGTATCCCGTAAATTATATTTGCAATGTATACCTTACACCTTCTTCTATTGCTGCAGAAAATTCTTGGTTTGAATTTTTTACAGCCGATGAATTAGATGAGTCTGCAGAAATGGAAGATTATCTTAAGCTTGAAGATAATAAAATAACTTCGATTGGTACTAAATCATTTGAATTTAATAAAGGCATTTTATTTGATTCTAGCATTCCGCATAGAAATGCTCCAATATGTAATAACTATTGGGGTACAAACGTAACAGATAGTCCATTGTGCTTTACCGTCTTTATGAATACAACTTAAAAAGAGAAATATATTATGAATTTATTGAACATTCAATTACCTAAAAATCATTTTCATACACTATTACATTTAGCTCAAAATAAACAGCATAATGTATATAGTAATTGGCATTATTCTACTAGTTATGAAAATACTTGTGGAATATATACCTTAACCGAAGAAGATAACACATTTATTCATACTGCACAAAAAGAAGAGGTAATTGAATATGTTCAAAAATTTATCGATTATTATAATATTGATATATTACAAGTTGCAGATCCTCGTAAAGCGTATTTACATACACACTTCAAAGACTTAGTCTTATATATTGGGCCAACAGAAGAAGCCGCTCGTTTAGAAACAAACAAATTATTTTCAAAAGAAATTGCAAATAAAGTCGGCATTAAAACACCTAAGATACTAAAACAAGGAAGATATTCAGATAGTGATTATGGCACTAATCTTACCTTTCCTACTATAGAAAAACCAGCTAATTTTTGGAATTCAGCTGTAAACTTATTTAATAAGAAAGATGCAGAAACAGCTATTGAATTAAGAAATCAAGGCGAGCATCCTGCATATGGACATGAATATGATGAATACTTTATAGAAGAATATATTGACGATATGATAGAAACAAATGTATTTTTTGTAATAGCCAATGGTGAATATAGAATTACTCACACACAAGAAATTATAGGAGAAAATTTAAATAAAACTATACAACAAAAGGTATGGTATTTTGGATCATATATTAAACCTTTAAAACCTGAAGTTGATATTATTGTACGAAAAGAAGCTGAATTATATTTAAAAGAAATAGCGAAGATGGGAGGCAATTACGAAGGAAGTTTTTGTGGTGCTTATACCTCTACTGGAGAATGGTATTTTTTAGAAATAAATGTAAGGCCTGATATATTTAATAGCACTCCAACTTTTATGACTGGAGAAGACTATATAAAAGGAATGTTCGAAGATATATCTTTATTTGAAAAAGCATGGGAAAATGTAATATGTGATAAACTTTTAATTACACATTCAGATCATAATACAGAATATCCATTACATTTACATGAAAAGCACAAAGTGTCTCTTCCTAATAATTTAGAATGTAAAGATAATAAATTTTATGTATCTAATTTCGCTACTGGTGGTGAAGGATGTGGCACTATAATAGCAGATCATAATATATCAAAAGAATTTATCAAAGAAATAGAAGAAACCACTACGTGGACATTTAACAAGGATCCAAATGGATAAATACGCAAAATGGTTTTGGATAATAATGGGTATTATATTTCTTGGAGCATTAGAAGATATATTTAATGAATAATTATTGGACTTATACTCCTAGTAATCATATAGATTTTAATGATAAACTGAGAGCTTTAATAGATTCTACTCCTAAGGGTAAACAATCTCAAAAACAACCTGTGAGTCATTATGATGGTTATAATCATGCTAAATCAATTAATGCAAATTATCCAGAGTTTCAAAAATCAAGACAATATTTAACATGGTATGAACCAGAAGCTCTTACTGGATATGTAGATATACCACCACCAGATATAGATGATTCAGATGACCAAATATATAAAATAAGTTTTTGGCAAAGAGTTGCTCCTTTAGTAGAAGAGTTTGCAAGAGAAGTTGCGGTTAAACCAGAAACTGGATTAAATTATCAAATTAATGTTGATATGATGTGGTTTCACAGAATGGATAACGGAGATTATGATAATTGGCATAATCATTCTTTTTGTCAATGGGTCGGGGTTTATTATATAGATTTGCCTGAAGGAAAACAAACTTTATTGCAAGATTACGAGGGTAATGTATTTCAACCAGATGTGTCGGAAGGACAATTATTAATATTCCCAGCATCATATATACATAAATCTCCAGAAGTAAATGAACGAAAAACAGTAATTAATTTTAATTTTAATGTGAGTACTAAATACACATTAGATACTATAAATAGATTAAAGGAAACACATCCTAATAACTATTTTGATAAAGATGACGGTATAAAACCATATAAATAAAAGAGAGGAACTAATAAATGAAGTTTTATAGAAATAACGATATTGATATTGATCAATTGAGAGAACAACTTATTATAGACGAAGGACAGGTAAATGAAATATATAATGACCATCTTGGTTATGCTACATTTGGCATTGGGCATCTTGTCATCGAAGGAGACCCAGAATTGGGGGCTTCGATCGGCACTCCAGTCTCAGAAGAACGTGTTGTCGAAGTCTTTAAAAAAGACGTACAAACTGTTATAGCTGATTGTAAAATATTACATGAAGGCTGGGACGGATATCCAGAAGAAGCTAAACAAGTAATAGCTAATATGATGTTTAATATGGGTAGAACTAGGCTGAGTAAATTTAAAAAGCATAACGCTGCATTAGTATGTGGTGATTGGAAAGCTGCTGCTGTAGAGGGTAGAGATTCGCGTTGGTACAAACAAGTTACGAACAGAGCAGAAAGATTGATGTCTAGACTCGAAAATATATAAATAGATATATCTAAGAGGAAAGAAATATGGCCAAACCAAATTCAAGAGCAACACTTATCTCATATTGCAAAAGAGCTTTAGGCCATCCCGTTATCGAAATTAACGTGGATGAAGATCAAGTAGATGATAGAATAGATGAAGCTTTTCAGTTTTATAATGAATACCACTCTGATGCTGTTGAAAAAATATTCTTAAAGCATAAAGTAACGGGTTCAAAATTAACGTTAACTGCTGCAGTAGCTACTAACTTTAGTGTAGGAGAAACAATTACTGGTGCAACTTCAGGCGCTCAGGCAGTTATAACAACTACGAGTGGAAGTATAATAGGATATAGTTCATTAACAGATTCAGAGACAGTTTTTGCTAATGAAGTTATTACTGGTGGAACTTCTTCTGCCTCTGCTACCATAGCTAGTATTTCGAAAGGAGATATTGAGAATGGTTATATTACTATTCCTGACCTAGTTACAAACGTAGTTAAAGTTTTTCCACTTAGCGATACCTCAGCGAGCGTAGGCTTATTTGATATTAAATATCAATTGCATATGAATGATATATATTCATTAGGATTTATGGGCAATCTGATGTCTTATGCTATATCAAAACAATGGTTAGCAATGGCAGATCTATTAGTAGATGCCGATGAAAAACATATTGATTTTAATAGACACAGAAATCAATTAAGAGTAGATATGGATTGGTCTTCTGAAATGATTGCAGATGAATCGTATTTAGTATTAGAAGCCTTTAGAATATTAGATCCAACAACATATACAGACATATACAACGATTATTATTTAAAAAGATATGCAACTGCTTTAATTAAAAAGCAATGGGGAATTAATTTATCTAAGTTTGAAGGTATGGTAATGCCAGGTGGCGTTACGTTTAATGGAAGACAAATATTAGAAGACGCAAACGAAGAAATTATTAAATTAGAAGAAGAAGCAAGATTAAATTGGGAAACACCAATAGACTTCTTAATAGGATAATATAATGGCGAGAAATGTTTATTTCTCTCAGGCTGTCAAGTCCGAGCAAAACATGTACGAAGACTTAGTCATAGAGGCATTAAGAATCTATGGACAAGATGTATATTACTTGCCTCGAAATATTATAAGTCGTAATAATGTATTAGGTGAAGATAGAGCATCTAAATTTGATGATGCATATATGATTGAAGCTTATATTGAAAATGCAGAAGGTTTTGAAGGTTCAGGAGATTTATATTCTAAATTTGGTTTAGAAATAAGAGATGACGCTACATTTATTATTTCTAAGCGACAATGGGAAAAATATGTCGGCTTTTATACACCAGATGTAGTCAAACCTCAAGAAGGAGATATAATATTCCTTCCAATGACAAATAAGTTCTTTGAAATCACATTTATAGAACACGAACAACCATTTTATCAATTAAGTAATTTACCTGTATATAAGATGCAGTGTCAATTGTTTGAATATAATGATGAAGATTTTGAAACAGGAGTTGATGCAATCGATGATGTACAAGAAACAGTATCATATATAACAACTATGAATTATACTGCAAGTGTATCAGGTGCTCATCCAGAAGTTGGAGAAACTATAACTCAAGCACTTAGTACTGATCCAGCAATAAGTGTATTCGGCGAAGTTCAAACTCTTGATATACTTACAGGAACAACAGGTAGGATTGGCGTTTCTAATATTGGAGTGACTGGAGTCGCGGCGATGAGAGAATTCGAAGCTTCTTCAACCTTAACAGTTTCTTGTGCAAGATCTGACGGTCAAAGCGCAGCAATAATTACTATAACTAAAGTTTATGATATCGGTGATAATAGTATATTCTATGATCCTAATGAAGGCGATGCTGGTGCATCAGCATTTGAAGTAGGTGCAGATGGATTTATGGATT